TCCAATCTACAGGGCATATGTGACCACTGCCACGACACCAAGACTCGCGCAGAGGCGCTGGCAGCCCGCCAGGCCGGGCGTCAGAGGGGGTAGAGGGGGTAGAGGGGATCAAATCCTTCCAGCTTTTTGCTTCCTCCACTGCTCCGCCTCGCAAAATTTTTATACCCGCGAAATTAAAAATTTAAATGGAGGGCGCGATGGCCGGTGCTGCTGCCGTGCCCGGGCGCGGTAGAAAGCCCAAGCCGACAGCTCTGAAGCGCCTGGGTGGTAATGCCGGCAAGCGGGCACTGAATAAAGATGAACCCACCTTCACCCCATTGATCGGAGTTGCCTGCCCTGAGTGGTTGGCAGAAGACCAATGGGCCCCAACGCTGTGGGATATGGTGATCCGTGAGCTCTGCGGTGCCGAGGTGCTCTGCGTAACCGACCTGCACAACCTTGAGGCCTTCTGCGCCGCCTACTCGCGCTGGCGCAGAGCCGAGATCGAGATCACCAAACACGGCCTGGTTGTCGAAGGGGCAACCGGCGGGCCGGTCAAAAACCCCGCCTGTACCGTGGCCAACGAATCACTCAAGCAGATGACCAGCTACGGCTCGCTGCTTGGGCTGGACCCGTCCAGCCGCTCACGCCTGATCGGAGGCAACAAGAAACAGGGAGGGGGGAACCCGTTCGCAGCTTTGTAGGGATGACCGATGGCAACACGCAAAAGTTATCCCTATGTCAACGTAGCGAACGGCTACGCCCGCGACGTTGTACGCGGCAAGATCCCCGCCTGCCGCTATGTCATCCAGGCCTGTCAGCGCCACCTCGATGATCTGGCCAAAGAAAAATCAACTAAGTTCCGATACCGCTTCGATAAGGACAAAGCCGAGCGGGTAGCCAAGTTTATTCAGCTCATGCCCCACACCAAGGGGGAGTGGGCATTCAAGCGCCAGACCCTGAATCTTGAGCCGTGGCAGTTGTTCATCGTCTGCTGTGTATTCGGCTGGGTGCGCAAGGGCAGTGGCCTGCGCCGTTTCCGTGAGGTCTACAACGAGATCCCCCGCAAAAATGGCAAGTCAGCATTGTCGGCCCCAGTGGGGCTTTACTGTTTTGCTGCAGACAACGAATTCGGTGCCGAGGTTTACTCCGGCGCCACCACAGAAAAGCAGGCGTGGGAGGTGTTCCGCCCAGCTCGCCTCATGGCTAAGCGTACTCAGGACTTCCTCGACAATTACGGGGTAGAGGTCAACGCCAGCAACCTGAACATCCCTGCTGATGGTGCTCGCTTCGAGCCGCTGATTGGCAACCCGGGTGATGGTCAGTCGCCATCCTGCGCCATCGTGGATGAATACCACGAGCACGATAGCGACGACCTCTACACCACCATGATCACTGGCATGGGGGCTCGTCGTCAGCCACTGTTGTGGGGCATCACCACGGCCGGCTACAACGTCGATGGCCCCTGCTATGACAAACGGCGGGAGGTGATAGAGATGCTGGCCGGCACGGTGCCGGATGATGAGTTGTTCGGGATCATCTACACCATTGACGAGGGTGACGACTGGGCGGATCCGGCAGTGCTGGCGAAGGCCAATCCCAACATGGGTGTCTCTGTCTATGCCGAATACCTGCTGGCGCAGCAGGCCAAGGCGATCAAGTCGGCCCGCTTTGCCAACATTTTCAAGACCAAGCACCTCAACGTCTGGGTCTCGGCCAAGACGGCATTCTACAACATGCAGCGCTGGGCAGCCTGTGAGGACAAGAGCCTCACCCTGGAGCAGTTCGCCGGTGACGAGTGCATTCTCGGTTTCGACTTGGCTCGCAAACTCGATATGAACTCCATGGCGCGACTGTTCTGGCGAGATATTGACGGTAAGCGCCACTACTACTCGGTGGCGCCCCGCTTCTGGGTGCCGGAGGATACCGTTTTTGATAACGACAACCGGCGACTGGCAGAGCGCTACCAGAAGTGGGTCAACCTTGGGGAGCTCAGCACCACAGACGGGGCCGAAATTGACTATCGCGAGATCTTCGAAGAGGCGAAAGAGGCCAACCTGAGCAACAAGGTCTTGGAAACCCCGCTCGATCCTGCTGGTGCCATCGCCCTGTCTCACTCATTGGCGGACGAGGGTATGTTCCCCATCACCATCACCCAGAACTATCAGAACATGTCCGGTGCCATGAAGGAGCTAGAGGCAGCCATCACGGCTGGTCGTTTTCACCATGACGGCAACAGCCTGATGACATGGTGCATCGGCAACGTGATTGGCAAGTTCCTCCCTGGTAACGATGACATGGTGCGCCCCGTAAAGGAGAGCGCGGATCAAAAGATCGACGGCGCGGTCGCGCTGATGATGGCTATCGGTCGAGCCATGGTGCCTGACCGGGAAGAAGAGAGCTCCATCTACGAAACCTCGGACGTCTTATGTTGACACAACTTTCAATTTTCATTGTGGGCCTGATCGGCGCTGCGGCGCTGGCCTATGGTGCCGGCCTCTACTCACCGCCTTTGGGGTGGGTTGTCGGCGGCATGCTCTGCTTGGCTTGGTCATTTTTGATGAGCAAAGCCGTTGCCGCAGCGGACTATGCCAAGCGTAACAAGGGGGATAGCTGATGTTCCTGCCAATCATGTTCGGCAGCGGGCGCAAGGGTGGGAACTTCAGTCAGTGGATCAGCAGCATGGGCGGCAGGACAGCAAAGTCCGGCGTACTGGTTACGCCCGAGACGGCTCTGACCCAAGGCGTTGTGAGAGCCTGTGTCACGTTGCTGGCTGAGTCAGTCGCTCAGCTACCCTGCGAACTGTATCGCCGTGAAGATGACTCACGTAAACGCGCAACCGAGCACCCGCTCTACGATATTGTCCACGCCAGTCCAAACCAGAAAGATACCTCGTTCGAGTTCAACGAACTGCGTATGGGGCATCTGGGCCTGCGCGGTAACAGCTATAGCCTGATTGACAGGAACGGCAGTGGTTACATTACCGAGCTGATCCCGGTCAATCCGGACAAGATTGCTGTGCTCAAGGGGCCGGATGCGCTGCCCTATTATCAGCTGCTTGATGGCAGCAACCAGATCCTTCCGATGCGAATGGTGCACCACGTCAAGGCATTCAGTCTGGATGGTTATCTGGGGCTGTCACCGATCCAAACCAACCCTGACAGCATCGGGCTGGCCATGGCAGTGGATGAGCATGCCGGGCGGGTGTTTGCCAATGGCACCACCTTGTCAGGTGTTATCGAACGGCCTGCAGGAGCAAAGGCGATAGGCGATCAGAAAGTCATCAACGCCATTTTGGACAGCTTTACGTCCCGTCACTCCGGGCTGCGTAACTCCTTTTCTGTCGCAATGCTTCAGGAAGGAATGCAGTACAAACAGTTGGCGATGAATAACGAGCAGGCCCAGCTGCTTGAGTCACGGAAATATGGCGCCATCGAGATCTGTCGTTTGTACAAAATTCCGCCACACATGATCGGTGAGTTGGAACGGGCGACCAACAACAATATCGAACATCAGGGGTTGCAGTTCGTTATTTACACCCTGTTGCCTTGGGTCAAGCGCATCGAGGCCGCGATGATGCGCGACCTCTTGTTGCCCCAAGAGCGAAAAGACCTCTACATCGAGTTCAACCTATCAGGCCTGCTGCGAGCAGATCAGAAGTCCCGTTACGAGTCATATGCGCTCGGTCGCCAGTGGGGCTGGCTCAGCGTCAACGATATCCGCCGGTTGGAAAACCTGCCCCCGATCCCGGGCGGTGACATCTACCTTACCCCGCTCAACATGGTCTCTACCGGCAAGCTGCCGCAAGGCATCAACCAGGCGACCCCGGAACAAATCAAAGAAATCGAGGCCATTCTATGCCGAAGCTGATGATCAACTACCCGCACCTGGCCAGTCAGGTGTTCGGTGTACCGCTCTATGTCACCCAAGAGGTGCTGGCAGGGGTCAAGAGTCTGCTGATGCCGCGCATGCTGGGCAACCAGATCGAGGTGATGGCGGCTGATGACGTGCCTGATGGGCTGGAACCCAAGCAGCTTGAGGCGCGGAGCGAATCACAGTACCGCGTCGAGGGACTGGCAGTGATCCCGCTGCACGGCATCCTGGTAGCGCGGCGCGGTCACATCGATAACGCCTGCACCGAGCTGACCAGCTACGAGTGGGCGCGGGCGCAGATTGCCACTGCGTTGGCTGATGAGCGTGTCAAGGAGATAGTGCTCGATATCAACTCCGGCGGCGGCCATGCGGTCGGATGCAAGGAGCTGGCCGACTACATCTTCAGCAAGCGCACCGTCAAGCCGATCACCGCGCTGGTCAACTTCTCAGCCTATTCGGCCGCCTACTTCATCGCCGCAGCCTGTAGCAAGGTGGTAGTCAGTGAAACAGGCGGCTGCGGCTCTGTCGGCGTCATCATGGAGCACATGGAGGTGAGCAAGTGGGAGGAAGAGGTTGGGCTCAAGTTCAGCACCTTCTACCGCGGCGACCGTAAAAAGGACGGCACCCCCCATGAACCTCTCAGCGATGGGGCTATGGCAGCCATCAATCACCGCATGGATCAGGCCTACGACCTGTTTATCAGCTCGGTAGCCCGCTATCGCGGCCTGTCAGTCGAGCAGGTGAAAGCCACCGAAGCCACCCTCTACAGCGGGGAGGAGGCGGTCAACAACGGGCTGGCCGATGAGCTGGCCAATCCGCAGGACTATCTCAACGGTCTGGCTGCTAGCGTGGCCAAGTCAGCCAAACCGGCTCAAAGCATTGGCCTTCGTGCCCGCGCCATCGAAATGCAGAACCAACTCTAGCCCAGCGGCGGAGTCCATCCCAACAAGCCCCGAAAGGGGCTTTTTTTATGTCCAAAGGAAACCAATCGATGAAGACTATCGAAGCCCTCCGCCGCGAGCGTGGCGAAATCGCCGCCCAGGTCAAAGCCTTGGCGGAACTCGAAGCCAGCGGTACCGCCCTCACCGACGAGCAACTGCAGCAGTTTGCTGACCTGGAGAGCGAAGCAAACAAGATCAGCGCAGCCATCGCCCGTCAGGAGAGCGCCGAGCGCCTGATGGCGCAGCAGGCTGTGCCGGTCAATGCTCACGGGTCCCAGGCGCCACCGGCTGTCCATGTGAAGCAGGAGCTTAAACAATATCAGGGCGCAGGCTTTGCCCGTATGGCGATGGCAGTCGCGGCCGGCAAGGGCGATCTGCAACTGGCAGAGAAGTTCGCCGCCACAGAGATCGGCGATAAGCAGGTGGCTATGGCCATCAGCACCGCCGCCGGTTCCGGTGGCGCTCTGATCCCCGAGAATCTGCACTCCGAAGTGATCGAACTGCTACGACCGAAGACCATTGTTCGCAAGCTTGGCGCCCGCGTGGTGCCGCTGCCCAATGGCAACCTCTCAATGCCGCGCATGACCGGCGGTGCAACATCCAGCTACGTGGGTGAGGGGCTCGATGCTCGCTCTACCGCCAGCCAGTTCGGTGATGTGAAACTGGCAGCCAAGACCATGATCACCCTGGTGCCCTTCAGTAACCAGCTGATCGGTCGCTCCGGCTACAACGTCGAGCAGCTGGTGTTGAGCGACATGATCGCTGCCATGGCGGTGCGCGAGGATAAAGCCTTCCTGCGCGATGACGGCACCAACAACACCCCGATCGGCTTCAAGAAGGTCGCGATCGATGCAGGCCGCACTGTTGAGTGGGCCGGTACTGCTGACCTGCCGACCATCGATGCTTACCTCGATTCGCTCATCCTCAAGCTGATGAACTCCGACAGCATGATGGTCTTTCCGGGCTGGGGCATGAGCCCGCGCACCTGGATGAAGCTGTACGGCCTGCGCGATGGCAATGGCAACAAGGTGTATCCGGAAATGGCCCAAGGTCTGCTCAAGGGCTACCCCATTGCGCACACCAACACCATTCCGACCAACCTCGGCACCGGCACCAACGAGTCGGAGATTTACTTCGCCGACTGGAATGACGTGGTTATCGGCGAGCAGGACAACATGACCATCGACTTCTCCACCGAAGCTGCCTATGTGGACAGCAACGGCGACATGGTCAGCTCCTTCTCCCGCAACCAGTCGCTGATCCGCTTGGTCGGCAACCACGATGTGGGATTCCGTCACCCCGAGGGTCTGGCGCTGGGAACCAAGGTTACCTGGTAAGGCCACAGCAGGGCGCCGTACTGGCGCCCTTTCTCATCACCTTGTAACAAGGAGCCGACATGGCCAAGCCAACGAAAGGCGATCGCGCAGGGCAAACACCTGCCACTGACGCCGATCCCGAGCAGCAGAGCGGCGAACTGCCGCAGGAGCCTATCAGCAATGAAACTGACACCCCCCAACCCGATGCCGACGCAGGCTCTTGGCAAGATCCCCACGCCGGAGCTGGCGAAGGCGATGAATCAGATTCTGACCACCACGCATCAAGTCAAGCGCCAGGCGATGCAGCCGGAGCTGGCACCGCGCCGCTGAACGGTGAGCAGTCCACTGGCGGCACTGACGCCGATCACGAGCAGCAGAGCGGAGATGAGCCCGCGCCTGCTCATGATGAGCGGGTGCTGGTGCGCTTCACCGGACCGTGGAAGAACTACAGCCGCAGTGATATCACCCGTCTGTCACCTGCAGAAGCCGAACTGGTGTTCAAGAAAGCGTTGGCGGAAGCAGTGGCAGAACCAGACCCGGAGTAAACATGTTGCTGATAACCGTGGCGGAGGCCAAGGCGCAATGTCGTATTGAGCCAGATGAAGTTGACGAAGATGCGTTGTTGACTGGCCTGATTGAAGCGGCGATCAGCCATATCCAGTCTGATATCAACAAGCCGCTAGTGGCTGGGGGGGAAGAGGGACAGGCCCTCACACCGGCGCTGAAGTTGGCGGCATTGCTGTTGATTGGGCACTGGTATACCAATCGCGAGGCGGTGGTGACAGGGACCATCGTCACCACCCTGCCGTTGGCGTACGAGTCATTGATCCATCCCTATCGTGAAATCGTGGTTGGCTAGGGGGACGCATGGTTAAAAGTGGCGAGCTGAGCACCAGATTGATGCGCTTTGGCGCAGCGACAGGATCGCCCCCCGTATGGCCACCACTGGGGAAAATATGGGCAAAGGTTATTGACCCAAAGGCCGCTGGCCGTGAGGCGCAAGCCAGTATTTACGCGACCGGTTCGACCATGATCACGGTACGTAACCGTCATGACCTGCTGCCGGGTCAGCTGCTTAAAGGGAGAGCCTGTTGGTATCTGATTGAAGATATCGCCAGCGAGCCAGGGGCCCTGCAGATCTCGGCCCGCAAACTTTCAGGCGAACCGGCCACCTACACCCCGAAACATGGGGTGGCCTATTCGGTAACCGTCTTTATGGCGGCTGAAAACCTGATGGTGGGGGCGCGTAGCGAACCGCGCCGCCAGATAGACCTGATATTACCTGAGCTGGTCTGGCCGTTTGCACGCCAAGGTGACCAGATCACCCTGCGCGGACGTAGCTACCGCATCGATGGGGTGGTCGATGGCAGCGACAACGGCCCCACGCTGCGAGTGATGGTGGTCTGATGCCAGGGGGACTGAGCCGTAAGCGCAGGGCCAAGGCTATCAACGTCACTGGCCTGAGCGAGAGCAAAGAGGCCTTTGAGGCGCTCCCTGCCAAGATCCGCAAGCAGTTGGTGGCGGTGGTCAATGAGGTAGCCCGTGATACTCGCAATGACATGGTGAGCCGGATCGTGGCCGACGGTTTCAATACTGCCTCGGTCAGGGCCCGGATTAAGTTCGACAAGGCCACGGTGACTCATGACGTGGCCACCCTCAGCCTGGACTTGAAAAAGGTGCCGTTCAGTCGGGTTAAATTCGCCAGTCAGCGCACTGATGGCACGGGAACGCGAGCCAGCGTCTGGGTGCTACGCGGTGGCAAGCGCGTGCAGGTCTACGGCTTTATCAACCCCTATGGCAAGAAGCGCCGCCCGATGATCCGCTATCAGAAGGCGGGCAAACAGCGGTTGGTTATGGCCGGCGGGGTGGGGCTGCGGGGCTGGTGGAATGAGATCATCACCGAGCAGTACCTGGCCGCGCTACAAGCCAAGCTGGCCAGTACCTTTACCAGGGCAATGACATGAAAGAAGCGACCATCATCTGTGATGCATTGCTGGAAAAGCTGGCAAGCGTGACCTCGTTATCTGGCGAAGAGCAGATATGTGACAGCGATCCGCAGATTGACCAGCATACCCCGTTACCGCTGGCACATTTTCGGGAGCTGAGCGAAGGCAAGCCGGAGCGGCGTGGACGGGAGTGGAAGCGCACACGCAATATTCAGGTAGACCTCTATCAACCCGCGAGTGCAGGCCGTGCGGGGCGTGACCAACTGTTATCGGAGGTGCTGGCGGCAATGGTGCCATCGACGGCAGGGATCCCGTTACCCGGTACCTCGTTGCTTACTATTGCCGTTGGCAACATCAACCTCGAACCCGAAGAGGTCGGCAGCGACACTTTGTTGACCTCGATCCAATTCAGCCTCACCTATACCGCCAGCCTCTAGGTTGGCACCATCATCTGAATAGCATAGGAGCATCCAAGCATGTCATTTATCGACAAAGGCCTGCTGTTGGCTGGTGATGTCTACATCGCCGAAATTAATAACGGCGTGAAAGGGCCTCTGATTGGTCCCATCAACGTCAACGAAATCACCGTCACCCCGCCGACCACCGAGGAAAAGTCGCGCATCTCCAAGAAGCGCAGCACCTTCGGCCAGGCGCTGGACTCGGTTCAACTACCGAAGGACCCGGCCAAGCTCTCCCTGAAATGGGACTCCATGACCAAACAGCTGCTGGCCGATGCCATCGCCGGCAAACAGGTGGCCTTCACCCAGTCCGAGGCTCCAGTGTCGGACGAGCTGGTCACGCTCAGCAAAGAGGGGTGGGTTGAGCTGGCGAACGCCTACATCAAACCTGGCTCGATCACCGTCAAGTTGAGTGCTGGCGGCACGGCGCTGGTACTGGATACCGACTACAGGGTCAACGGCAACATGGTGATGGCGATCAGCGACCAAGCGGCTGCGGCCTGCAAGATCGGTTACACCAAGGCGGCGGCGACCGGCACCACTTACACCGGCACCACAGAAACACTGAAGCCTCGCTACTTCCTTATCGACGGTGAGAACCTGGCAAGTCCCGGCCAGCGGGTGCGGGTTACCATCGACCAGGCCATGCTAGCCGCCCAGGGGGCCCTGGCGTTGATGAGTGGCGAGTTTATGGAAGGTGAGCTGGAAGGATCTCTCGTCACGTTGCCAGGAAGAACTGAACCGTACCGAATGGATATCATAAATTAGTTGATGGTAAGTCAACCAAATGGAATTATTGGTTGACTTACACCCTATAAGCGATGTCCGGTAATGATACAACAGCATCAGGTTTTGGTTGAAAAAATCCCTCACTATGTGTACGTGTTTTTGGTATACATGTTTGTGGTTGGGTATATTTATTTTTCTTCATTTTTTTCAGTGCTTAGATTTAATGCTGTCGGGTATGTCGGTATCGTGGACTTGATAAAGATGGCTACGTCATCATTATTTAATGTATCCCTGTTTCCATACTCCATATCGATGGTGTCATTGATTTTACTAATGAAAAGAGATGATGGTAGGCTTTTTGAAGTGAAGTCACTTTTTTTAAGCATTCAGTATGAAACAGCAAAAAAAGTATCTCATTTAATATATATATTTAAACGAGAATTTTTCGGTACATACATAGTTGTTTGTTCATTTTTACTTTTTGGCTTTGTGATGCGAACTGTTGTTATAGAAAACTATAATACTTATCGGCTTGTTTCATTCATTTGGACATTTCTTGGATATGCATCTGCTGTTTTATTATGCTACGTGTTTAACCTATACGTGAGTGCTCGGACTGCATCTGGGCCTTTCTTTTTTAGAACTATAATTGCTTTGTATTTTATAGAGTGCGGTTTTATATCAGTTGTTGCAGGGCATGACGATGCCACAAAAATTATATCTGGGAAAGAATTCACCTATAAAGTTGAGTCGAATAAAAATATTAATGAGAGTGATCGATTTGTCTGGTTTTTTGGAGATGTGTATCTATTCTGGAATCCTGCTAAGCAATCAATAATAGCGTCAAAGACAGAGACTCTTGCAGAGTTCAAGCATAAATAATGTAATCACGAACATCAAACCCGCTTCGGCGGGTTTTTTATTTCTGAGGATTTCCGATGGCCAGCAATGACACCGATATCCAGCTGCGGATCCGCGCTGCCGTGGAAGGGCTGGCCGAGATCAGCAAACTCATTGCTGAGGTTGATACCCTCGGCGGTGAGACCGAGTCAAGCAGTGAGCAGGTCGGCTCCCTGGGGGATGAGCTGCAGCGCCTCGGTGAGCAAAATGCCACCCTGACCCAGTTTGCCAACCTCAAGCGTAGCACCGCCGATCTGGGGGAGGGGCTCGAGGTTGCCCGTACCCGGGCCACCGGCATGGGCAAGGCACTGGCCGAGGCTAAGAAGGAACTGACCTCATCGAATGCGTCCTACAGTGCCAGCCGTCAGGAAACCGAACGGCTGGCCACGGCTCATGCAGAGGCTAGGGCAAAAGTTGATCTACTGCGCCAAGCCAACAGCGAAGCAACCACTGTCACCAAGGAGCAGCGACAGGCGCTCAAGGATGCGCGGGAGCAGGTGCGCCTGCTTGGCGAGCAGTACAAAGAGAGCTCAGGCCAAACCAATGAGCTCAAGCGTGGGCTGGAATCAAGCGAGAAAGCCCTGCGCCAGCAGACTCGGGAGTTCAATTCGGCCCGCCGGGAAGTGCAATCCCTCGATACTCAGTATCAGCACCAGAACTCCACGCTCAACGGGATGCGCCGTTCGCTGACCGATGCAGGCATCGACACTCGCAAGCTGGCCAGTGAGCAGAAACGGGTGGAGGCCGCCAGCCAGCAGGCAGCCAATCAGATCACCTATCTGAAAAACCAGCTGACCGGGCAGGCTGGTGCTCTGCGAGCCAATGCCAGTGGCTTGACAGAATACAGCCAGAAGGCCAAGCAGGCAGAGCAGAATACCGAAAGTCTGCATAGCGCAGTTGAAGATGGTGAGCAGGGTTGGGCGGCATTGGCCACCAAGATCAGTGGTGTTGCCGCTGCATATTTGACCTTTGATCAGCTGGTGGCAAGAACCACAGGCATGGTCAGAACAGCGGACGAGATTGAACGCCTTGGTGTATCACTCAAGAGTGTAGAGGGCAGTGCCGCAGGCGGTGAGAAAGCGCTGGCCTGGCTGCGTGAGTTCAACGAAAAGACGCCATTTCAACTTAACGAGATCACTACCGCCTTTATCAAGGCGAAAAACTATGGCCTAGACCCTTACAACGGGGTACTGCAGGCCGCCGCCGACTATACCGCCAAAACGGCGGGAACCTACCAGGATCTTGAAGGGGTCATCGTCGCGCTTGGGCAAGCCTATGTTAAGGGCAAGCTGCAAGCTGAAGAGATGAACCAGCTCAACGAGCGATCTGTTGCCGCGGCCCAGTTGCTGGCAAAAGCGATGGGCAAAACAACAGACGAGATCATCGCGATGGCTTCGGCTGGGAAGCTTGGCAGGAATGAAATCTACCTGTTGATCAAGGCAATGGGAGACGATGCTGCCGGGGCGTCAGAGGAAATGGCGCAGACCTTCAGCGGGATCTGGTCAAATTTTCAGGAGCAGCTGAATAAAGTTGAGCTCGCAATTGCTGATGCGGGCATCTTCGCTTTCATCAAGTCAGAACTTGCTGATGTCACCGCACAGATCCGAGCGGCTGCAGATGATGGAAGTTTGGCTGGCTGGGCCAGAAGTGTTTCTGACGGGATGAAAACGGGAGCCGTGGCCATTCGCGGCATCACTGAAACCATCATTGACCTCAGTGCCGGGGTGGGGATCCTCGTTAAAGCTTGGGGCACCATGAAGGTGATCCAGTGGAGTGCTCAGTTACTCGGTATGGGGCAGGCCATGAAGACCGGCGTGGTCATGCCGACAGTCGAAGCTGGCAAAGAGATGGACGTTACCAGCAAGAAAGCGGTCAAGCTCAATGGTGTACTCAGCGCCTTGGCCTTGGGAAATGGAGCCTTGTTGGCGGGGCTTTCAGTGCTGGTTTATGAAGGTGGTCGGGGCCTGGTCAAGCTAGCAGAGGATGCCGGTGTTTGGGCTGCAAAGATGGGGGAGGCTGGGGAGATTGAGCAGCGGGTTGCTGAACAGTCCCGAGCCTTCTTTAACCAACTGCAGCGCCAAGGGATGACCACCATGGCACAGTTTGACGAGTTCAAAAACGTTCAGGTCCTCACTGCCCAGGAGGTTGCTAACCTCTCGGCTACCGAACGAGCCGCCTATGAACAACGGCTGCAGGGACACCGCGAATACTTGACTGGTCAACTGCAGGTACAGAAGGCTCTCGAGGCATCAGGCCTCAAGGCCGAGGCGATGCAGTATCAGGCCGATGCAGCACTGGCGAGCATGCGCCAAGGGTTTATTGACCTTGCGGCTGGGGCGGATATGGCTGGGCAAGCTATTGATGCCAAAACCCGCCCAGCAGTGGCGAAGCTGGTTGCTGATTTCGACATGCTCAAGGCAAAAGGCAAGGAGACCGCCATCGGCATCAACGAGATGTTCAAGGGGCTGCAAATGGGGGACCCCACCTCTTTGCAGAATACCACCTTGGCTCTCGACTCTCTGCGTGAGCAGGGCAAGGTCACACAGACCGAGATCGACACAGGACTTCGCAAAAGCCTGCAGGATATGAGTCTGCAGGATCTCGAGGTGCTGAAAGTTCAGTCTATGGCTGCTTTCGAAACCATGAAAGGTGGTGTGATCAGCACGGCTCAGGTAACCGAATCAGTTCTTGCTGAAAAGCTGCGTCGTCTCGGGTTGGACTATCAAGAGCTGCAAACCGGGATTGATGCGGTAGGTCGGGCCACTATTGACACCTTCCGCGCTATCGCCACCGATGCATCTGCCACCTCGGTAGAAATTGCCGCGTCGATGAAAGCCTCGGTGAATAAGGCAGATACTGCGCAAGAGCTGGAAGAGTTGCGGAAAATCTGGGCGCAGTTGGGGCAAGCTGGGAAGCTGTCATCTCAGGAGCAAGCTCGTGGACTTGGTTTCCTCGATGAGAAGATCAGGGATACCCGCCGTAAAGCTGCCGAAATTGGTGACGGTTTTAATACCGCCGCCGACAAGTCTAAAGCGGCAGCTGACACCATGAAGGAAAGTCTGAAGGGGGTGCAGCAAGAGGCGCAGAAAACCAAGAGTGACGTTGAAGACACGATGGCGAGTGTCAACGCCATGAACTCTTCATCTGGCCGTGGAGAGGTAACCCGCACCGTCAATGCGGGCTCTTTCTTCTACAAGACGGTAGATATCAACCAACTGCGCGGTAATGCCGATGCTCTGGCCAATACCTTGGCTGGTGTCGAGGATGAGCTCGCCCGTTACAGCCAGAAGGTCAAAGATATTCCGGCCTATAGCGAGTGGAGCAAGTATTACGGCGAAAAGTTCCAAAAGGAGATGGAGGCTTTGCGGATACAGCTCCAGAAAGAGCTGAATAAGGCGCAGCAGAAGGAAGTAGATAAAACTCAGACCACCTCCCAAAAGGCCACCGCCTCTCCCCCTAAAGCCCAAACGCAAAATGACCAACGACGGCCCGTAAGCGGCAAGACAGTCACCATTCACCTTAATACCCCCAATGGCAATGCAGAAGTCCAGTCTGATGAAGAAAATCTGGATGCTCTGTTGCGCCTGTTGAAGCAGCAAGGACTGAGAAGCTGATGATCAAATTGGCCGACATTGAGTTGCCTGATGACCTGGATTGGAGTGATGAGTTCGAGTGGGAACCTATCGGGCAAGTGATCACGCCAACTTTGTCTGGCGCGATCATTGTAGAAGAGGCCGCTCAATCGGAAGGGCGGCCGATCACATTGCGATCTGATGGCGAGGCTTGGGTGATGCGCTCGACTGTTGTTGCACTACACACTTTAGCATCAGCTCCATCGGCAAAGATGCCACTCGAGTTAAATGGACGGCACTTCACGGTATTGTGGCGCCGGGAGAGTGGTGGCGGGTTCGAGGCCAAGCAACTGTATCGAATTGCTGATCCTGACGAGTACACCCCCTATGAAATCACCCTTCGCCTTATCGAGGTAACCCCATGACCATTCTCTCTGGCGATATCGTGCTGTTGGCAAGCCAGCGCCTGGTTGATACCGATGATGGCGGTGGTCGCATCACTGGCCGCGAGATCATCAGCGGCAACCATAACAGCCTGTTCCCTGACATAAGCGACATGGATCGGGCCTATGGCACCGTGAATATGCGCAAGGCGTTTCTGGCGGTGCAGACGGACGACACCGACACCTACTATGGCGCCAATGCCATGGTGCTGCTGCCGCCCAGTGACCCCAGTGTCAACCTGACGCTGATGACCACCAAAGACCACAACGACACCCGCGATAACGCCCGCAACACCCTTGAGCGCTATCAGGCCAGAGGCCCGAAGTGGCAGGGGGTGCTCTACGATACTCAGCTGGAAGGGCAGCGGGCGATCCGCATCCTGCAACGGATTGAGGTGCGGTTGCCGGAGGTCGGGGAGGTGCTGGTGCTGGTCGGCAACGAAGGGAAGGGGAACGAGGTTGAGCAGTATGTACGGGTTGACCGGGTAACCGCCGAGCTGCGCAAGTTCGGGGTGTCTGGCTACCAGGGCGAGTTCACCCGCAACGTGGTCACTTGCGTGATCACTGACCCGCTGCGCTACACCTTTGAGGGGGAGCAGCCCAGCCCCTATGACCAGGCAACCACCAAGACAACCCTGCGGGAAACCGTGGTGGCAGATGCCGCCAACTACTTTTCGACCACCAAGATGGTGGCTGATGCTGCGCTGGGTGCAATGCGGGTGCAGGCCAAGACCATTTTCACCCAGCTGGTACCCAGTGCCCGCAGTGAAACCCCGGTGGTGGATCTGACCGCTGCCGGTGAGCTGGGCGCCCTGCTGGAATCCGGGGTGGGCAGTCCCCACACCTTCACCACCACCTCACCGGTCAGCCCTAGTCAGGGGCTGTTCCTGGGGATTGGTGCCATGCCGGGCAGCGTATCGGTCACCATAGGCGCGGCGGTGATCACCGACAAGGGCGGCGAGCTGTTCCTGGTCGGTACCGTGGTGGGCGCTATCGACTACGGGCGCGGCCTGCTGACCTTCAACAGCCAGTGCCCGAACTATGGCGCGGCCAGCAAAACAGTGAGCTTTCGCCCGGCAGTGATGCCATCGCGCATCGCTGACACGGCCCAGATCCAGATCGCTGCCAACAACCGGGGCTATGCCTACACCGCGACCCTGCTGCCAACTCCTTGCCCCGGTTCGCTGACCGTCAGCTATCTGGCCCAGGGCAAATGGTACGACCTGAAAGACAACGGGCGCGGGGAGCTGTTTGGCCAGGACAAATCCTATGGCTCTGGCCTGCTCAACTTCACCACCGGCTCTGTGGTGCTGACCCTGGGGGCGCTGCCGGATGTGAACAGCTCGATCATGTTCAGCTGGGGCACCAAGGTCTCTTACCTCAACCGCGCCAGCATGGTGCTGGATCCGGTGCAGCTGACCCATAAGCTGGCCCATGAGGGGATCACCCCCAACAGCCTGACCCTGACCTGGCAAGCCGGTGGCGCGACCAAAACCGCCATCGACAATGGGGCTGGCCAGCTGACCGGCGATGCCACCGGCACCATCAATTATGTGACCGGCGATCTGGCCCTGCGGGTGGCGACCCTGCCAGATGGCGGTCAGGAGTACCAGGTTGTTTACCAGTACGGCGACCCGGATACCCAACGCTTTGACTACCCGGCCCGCAACCCGGACGGGACGATCACCCTGCAGCTGACCAAGCAGAACCTGACCCCCAGAATGGTATCAGTACGCTGGAATGCCCTTTATGAGGAGGTGAAGGATGATACCGAACTGGTGATCGCCCACCATGACCCGATCATCACTGTGCGCGACAACGGCGCGGGCAAGCTGCTGGATGCGGCAGGGGTAGAGCGGGGCACCGTCAACTACACCACCGGCAAGATCACCATCAAGCCGGATGGCCAGGGCGGCATTCCGAAAACCCGCTATGAGTGGCGCACCATCGGCACCTATGGCGATGGCCACGGCAACACCATTGCCCGCCAGCGCTGGACACTGGTGGAGATCTACTACGTGCAGGCCGCATACCTGTTCCCGGTGGACGACAGTGGTTGGGTCGAGGTGGAGTACCGCAGCAATAACGCCAGCAGCGCGGGCCAGGACACAGTGACAGCCACCCCGTTGGTGCTGGATATCACCCCGCGCAACGGCGAGGCGATCCTGGCCAACTCAGTGCGCTTTGCGCTGGGCGGGTCTGTCTATGTGGACAGGCAAGGGATCCTCTATCGCAACATCGACCCCGCCACCGGAGCAGGTGAGCAGGCCGGGACACTGGATTACGCCACCGGCAAGGCGACCGTCACGGTCTGGAACCCTGGCGCGGCGCCCGTGCCTACCCTGAGTTCGCTGGTCACCAGCCTGGTGGCCCAGACGGTGGACGAGGTGACATTCAGGACGCCGGGGGCACCCATTGCGCCATCCAGCCTCTACCTGAGCGGCAACACCGCAGACGGGCGCCGGTTCGAGGTGACCGCCAACGGCGATGGCACCATCACCAGCCAGGATGTGAGCGGCAAGGTGGACTATCAGACCGGGGTGGTATCGGTACGATTTGGCCGCCTGGTGACGGCAGCGGGCAACGAGGGTAAACCCTGGTTTGACCCCGATATGGTGGTCGATGGCAAGATCTGGCGCCCCTTGTCGGTAGTGGCTGACACCATCCGGTTTAATGCGGTGGTCTATAGCTATCTGCCGCTCGATGCGGATCTCATCAAGCTGGATCCGGTGCGCCTGCCATCTGATGGCCGGGTGCCCTTTATTCGCAAGGGGTACATCGTGGTGGTGCATTCCACCAAGCGCAGCGCCTTCCCTATGGGGGTGCAGGCCGGGCAGCAGCTCAACACCGGGCGGGAACGGCTGGCCTATTGCCGGGTGGAGGACAAGAACGGCAAGGAGCTGGCGCCGCAGCTTTACAGCGTCAACATGAACAGCGGGATGGTGACCTTGGCCAGCCCACTGAACCTGACCGGCTATGTGGAGCCGCTGACCGTGGTTCACCGGGTCGAGGATATGAGCCTGGCCACTGATGTGGAGATCTCGGGTCGCATCACCCTGGCACGGCCCCTCAGTCACAACTATGAGGCGGCGGATACCCTGGTATCCAGCGCCTTGATCATCGGTGACCTGTGGGCCCGCTATGGGGCGCTGTTCGACCAACGCACCTGGACAAATAACTGGTCTGATTTTCTGATTGGCGACCCCTGCACGGCGGAATACAACGATACGGATTTCCCGATCGTGGTGACCAACCGGGCAACTCTGCAAGAGCGCTGGGCCATCATCTTCCAGACTACCACCACGTTTATTTTGGTCGGCGAGCATGTGGGCCAGATTGCGGTGGGGGACGTGAATACCGACTTTGCCCCCATCAACCCCAACAACGGCCAGCCCTATTTCAGGCTTGACCGCCGTGGCTGGGGCGCCGGGTGGGCTGCGGGCAACGTGCTGCGCTTCAACACCTACGCCGCCAATTACCCGATCTGGTTTATCCGCACCATCTTGCAGTCGGTGGCGGCGGTAGATACCGACCGTTTCGAGGCCCAGCTCAGGGGCAACGTCAACCGTTAACAAACCGGGTAGGGCACTCTTTTCTCAGAGAGCGCCCCACCACCTTTTGGCAATGGGGCACCGCGCCCCGCCATGGAGAGTACATATATGGCTGTTTATCCGGTGAAGTGGTTTCACAGTAGCATGCAGGGCGCCCCGAGTTTGGGTGACACAACAGAAGGAGCCTTAACCGCTTTGATCAAGGCTGTGCTGGTTACAGGCTTTGGCCAGTTGCAAGCGACCAGTATCACATTTGATCCGGCTACAGGTTGGGCAAAAGCGAATTTTCAGAGTGGCCATAAGTACCTGCAAGATTCAGTGATCCATGTTGAAGGCGTGACCCCAGTTGCCTACAACGGTGAGCATCGAGTGATGCAGGTCGATTCAAATAACGTCTGGTTCGAGATAGATGGAGGGAACCCCGGCAGCCCAGGCACTGGCACCATGATGGTGAAGGTTGCTCCGCTGGGTTGGACGATCACCCATGAGAGCCCGGATGGGAAAATCTTCATCGTGCGGCCAACCGATGTTAGCGCGTCAGGCAATATATCCCTGCGCATTGACAACAGCGCCTATACCGGATGGGCGGCCAACAACCAATGGTTGGCAAAGGTGGCCATGGTTGAGGATGTGATAGATATCAATACCTTTACCACCGCGTTCGCCTGGGCATGGCCTTGCACTGGTCGCTTTGGCGATAAGCGCTGGGATCTTGTTGGTGATAGCCAGATGTTTTATTTCATCCCGGCTTATGGGGCTACAGGTGGCCGCAGCTTACTTTACTTTGGCTATATCAAGACGGTTCGGCCTGGAGATCGTTACCATGCTGCACTGGCCTTTTACCCAGAGAATGGAACTGGCAACACCAGTAGGCAGTGGCAGGATGGTTGGAACATGTCTATGTACTACAACATTCTGCCCGTGAACGGTAATAACGGTTACAAGCAATTAGCGCGTCCTTATCATCAGATGTTTGGTTCTATCGCATTTCAGACCCTTGGCATTTTTTCGGTATGGGGCTCAGGACTGCCATTCCCAAACCCCGCAGATAATGCGTTTTATGTGTCTGCTGATCCGTTATTGGTCATGGAGGCGGCTGGAAGTGTTTTGCGTGGCAGTATGCCGGGCATTGTGATGCCATTTACCACCCAAGCCAGCCTGATAAACCGCAATTACCGAAACCTGCCAGCTATCCCAGGCAAGATAGTCCGCTTTCTGGATGCGACCCGCTCCGAGTCTTTGGTGGGGACGTTTGGTGGCCAGCCTCTCGCTATGTTTGGCTTTGATTTGACTGGCCCATGGAGGTAAGTCATGACGCTTAACATTCAAGAATCGTTTGATGTAGCGCCGCCTGCTGATTTTGCTCTTGCTGCTGCAAAAGGGGGGGCGACACCGGTTGGTGTTAACTATAGAGCTGCAGAGAAGGCGGTTGATCTCATCAACAACAGCGGCAATATCCATGGTCAGTGGCGCCTCCAGTTTGGCACTCTGTTACAAGCCGCTGGTGCTTTTGATTTTACCCTGGAGGTGGACATTGAGGTGCTGGCCAGTTCAACGGGTGAGACTCACACCGGTTTCCACCTTAGGTCTGGGAATGGTGATGAGCTATGGCAGTTGGTTCATTACAAGCCATCCAACGGTGTGGCACTGTATGGAGTGAACTATTCAAACCCTGCCGGTGCATGGAATAACGGGAACGAGCCAATTAGTAATTACACCTATCGCCCTATGGTGATAGGTGGTCGCTATCGGATGAAAGCGGTACGACTTGGCACTGGTAAAAAGATCAGCTTTTACATCAATGACGAGCTGGCGTTTGACTACCTGGGCATTGCGGATACAACCAAGGTGATGCCTGCCATTTTTGTCTATAACACCAACGTGAGGATCCATAGCCTCAAGTTTGATAGCAGTTATAGCGATCCGCAGTTGGTACCCATAAAGCTACCTACCTTGCTTGCCGCCAATGAGGAGACAAAAGAGAAATATTGGCCCCAGCCGGTCAGCTTTGTTGGTATTCCTCCTGTTTTTTCGGGCAAATCAGCCGCGTTTCCATCGCAAAAAATGTCACTGTTCAGCAAGGGCAGAGACTTTTTTATTGTTCGGGATGGTGTTCAAACTGAGCAGGGGTTTATCGAGAGCACGGTGACCATCAGCGGGGTTGGGGTGCGTCGCCGTGTACTTTGTTACCTGCAAGATGGCGAATTGGTTGGGGAGACCTTCAGCCGTGAATCAGATGGTTTGTACCGGTTTGATCACCTCTGGTTGAACCGGCGTTATATGCTGGTCGCTCAGGATGACCCCGCCTTTGGCCCTGCGGATTACAATGCCGTGGCGGCGGATTTTCAGATGCCAAAGCCATACCCTCCTGGTGGTGGAGCCATCACATCCCCATTCGCTGCATTCCAGAGGAAATAACCATGATCTCCTATGCCGAAGGGCTGCGCACCAGTCGCGCCCAGCTATTGGCCACGGCCATTGATACAGGCAGCGGGGCGAGTGCCAAGCTGACCATCTACACCGGCACCAAACCGGCACCGGGGGCGGCCACGACTGACCAGCTTGCTCTGGTGGCGCTGACGTTCAGCCACCCTTGCGCCAAGACGATCAGCGGCGGGGTGCTGACCCTGAAACCCCTGGCCGAACAGATGGCCACCGCCAGCGGAGCGCCCACCTGGGGACGCATTGTTGACCGGGATGGAGCCTTTGTGGCGGATCTAGATGTCGGGGTGCCGGGCAGCGGCGCCGATCTGGAGCTGCCCGCAGCGGAGTTTTTTGCCGGTGCGCTGATCCGTATCAATACCGCCACCATCACCGAACCGTAACCGGGGGGCCATATGGCCAGAAAGGATGCCAGCCTAGCGCTGCGTAAGGCTCGCAGCATCAATGGCCAGCTGGAGCTGAACCAGTCCGACGTGGTGCGCCTGGTAGGCATCCTGAATAGTACCAACTTGCCGCCACGCCTGAGTGCGTCACCGGGTCTGGTGCTGGCATCGGTATTGGCTGGCGCCCCGAATCGTTCCAGCGCGATGCTGGGCGGCTCAGTGGTGCTTGATGCAGTGCTTGCCAGCCATGCCCATAGCCGTGGGGAGTTGGTCGGCGCATTCGTCATTGAATGCACCATGGCCAGCACATCCAGAGCCCCGTTGCCGGTGATCGCCGGGGAGTATGACCAGAACGTATTCCGGGGCCCAGCCAGTGCAATGGGGGATGCCTGGGATCGGGCAGATAGCCATTCCCAGGCCCTCAGTAGCGAATGGCAGAAGGCAGGCACCGAGCGGGCAACCAGCCGCTCCCTGTGGCAACAGGCCGCTGCGCATCAGCAGCAGGTGGCTGAGCTGGGCGAGCAGATGCCCCAGACGTTCATGGCCAATCAACAACGCTTTGCCGAGGGGCTGCCGGTCAGCCAGCAGAGCCGCCAGGGCTATGACAGCCTGGCCGCTGGCCATGTGGCGAATCAGTCCCTGTGGGTTGAGGCGGCCCCGGTCAGCAGCTGGCGCCTGGTCGGGTTCACCAACCCGCCGCGCTTTGACAAGGTTTGGCAGGCTGACCAGTGGCAAGAGGGTATCCCCATCGGTAAAGGGGTGGCCGCCCAAGCCTGGCACCACGGCCAGCCGCTGATAGAGGGCTGGCATGATGGCTGGGACGAGGCCATGTGGCCACCCAAGGGCAAGACGCCGCCACCAGAACCACCCAAGCCACCCATCCGCCCCGATAAGCGGGTGCTGCGGCTGGCGTTCGGGCGCAAGCGCGACACGGCAGAGCTGGAGTTCGTCTGGCAGGGCAGTGATGCGGCAATCGTCATTCCAACCCGGAGGGTTTATCTGGTGAGCAATACAGCAAAGATCGTGCGGGTACGCGATGGGCTCGATATCCCTGCCACTGCGGTGAGTATCGAGCTCGATACCGACTCCTGGGCGTGGCAGTTCAGCGCCCAGATACCCCGTATCGCGGCAGCGGCTTTGACCGATGAGGAAGAGGTCAGCATTCATATCAACGGTCAGCAATGGGACTGCGTGTGCGATGGTTGGCAATCGAGCCAGAGCTTTGGCCGCGAGTCGGCAACGCTGACCGGCCGCTCGCGTACCGCTTATCTCTCACCGACCCATGTATTGGCACAGGCGGTGAGTGAGCGTGCTGCAGCGACCATGGCCCAGCTGGCGGCCGCCGTATTGCCGGTGGGTTGGACGCTGGATTGGCAAGCGGCTGACTGGTTGGTGCCTGCCGGGTACTTTAGCCTGGACAACCAGACCCCGATCGAGGTGGTCAGGTACCTGGCCGAGGCGGCCGGTGGTTTTGTGTTGCCACACCAGCGCAACCGTCATCTGGTCATCAAACCGCGCTATCCCACCGTGCCTTGGCAGCTTGATACTGCAGAGGCCGATGTGGCGATCCCCCGCGCCATCATTACCACCCTGGGCAGTGACTTCCAGCCGGGTCATGCGGCCAACGGGATCTGGGTGACTGGAGGTCATCAGGGCATCAGTGCGCGGGTGGTACGCCAGGGGACGGCTGGCGAGCAGCAAGCTCCGACCATCACCCACCCGTTGGTGTGTGATGTGACGGCCGCCCGTGCCCAGGGTGTGGTGGGGCTGGCCAAGACCATGCCCAAGCGTACCCAGACCATCGAGCTGCCGTTGTCTGCTGATACCGGCTTGATCCTGCCGGGTGCGCTGCTCGCCGTGGACGGTTGGAAGGGTTACAACCGGGGCGTCAGGGTCTCTGCTGCGTTGCAGAACAGAGCCATGACGGTACGTCAGCAACTGAGTGTGGAGCGATTTGCATGAACCTGTTCAAGCGATTCCTTGAGCTGGTGCCCGGCGCGGATCCCTTGCTGGTTGGTACCGTGACAGCAGTAGGCACCACGACCACCACTCTCACCGCGTTGGCGGGTGGAACGGTCACAGTACGGGGCACTGGTGTAGCCATCGGCAAGAAGGCATTTTACAGGGGAGGGGAGTTGGCAGGAGAGGCGCCGGATTTACCAATCAATGAGGTCATTGTTTAGGTGGATATTTGTAACAACGTTTATGTCATGTCAGAAGTGCGCTGATATAACGAAAAATGTAAGGGCCCATATGGAGGCGGGCCCTTAGTGTACCGTAGCTATTGCTATGTCGTCCGGCTAGTACAACCACACACAGGAATAGGGAACATTCTTCCAGAACGCGAACGAATGATCTTCCCATTCTTGGTGATGAACGGACGGAAAATGATGGAACAAATGGTTCCACACTTTGGACAGATGCCGGTAGCCATAATGGGCTCCTTAATATTGGCGTGAACAACGCTGTAAACCCATACAGGTTGCCAAAGTCAAGGAGAACCGCTAATCTAAAAGTGCGAATCTTAGAGAAACGGTTGGGTTACCTCCGTTTACATCGGAGTTTGGTGCGCCAACACCTCCACTCCACTCAAGGCCCTGTTCAAACAGGGCCTTTTCATTGGTAAAAATCAAAACTCAGTTGTTGCACATTGAATCCAAGTTGTAACAACACATATTCTGCAAACTGATCCGCTTGCCATTCGGAATCTTCATCTTGTTCAGGTGGCTTATTTGAAAAATGGAGCATGGGTTTATGCCCAAGCAGCAGGTGTCCCAGCTCATGGAACATGACGGATAGGGCTGATTGGTCTCGACAACATGCCAGTTCATATACCCTGCGTGGAACGCTGATGGTCATTGTGTCAGGGTCAAAATGACCGCTAGTAAGGTTGTGCGTGTCAGTAGCCCACTGACCATCGTCAACAACACTCAAAGTGATGTTGTAAAGAACAAGTGATTCAAAAAATGAATCGAAACGTTTGATTCGTTTGTTGATATTAAGTGCCGCGCAAAATCCAATTGCGCGGTGCTCTATTTGATTTGAGGCCATGGGATACACTCTGTTGCCTCTCATTCTGTACTGCTGCGGTTCGCTCATTTATCACCTTGATTATTCATCTGCTCAAGAAGCTCAGCAAACCTAGTCAGCTGATCTTTGGTAAATGGAGATTTTGCAAACCCTGCAACCAGCATCTTCTGTTGAGCAGACAACCCCTCAAGGTTTACTGATTCATTGGATACTGAAGCGAGTTCATCCAGGTTGGGAACAGAGCACCCTTTTTCATTCAGGTAATCATTGATTTTGTTAACCCATTCTTTTGAAATTTTTTTACTGCCTGTTTCAAGCCCACTTAAGAATGAAGATGAAACATTCAGTGCACCAGACATGGTGAGAAGCGTCTCTCCTATTTGGATTCTCGCCATGCGGACGGCTTTGCCGAACTCAGTGAGAGCCAT